AGCGGATCAGCTATGTAATAACGCATGACTGTTTCGCCTTCACTATTTATACCAACGAAATAATTGCCTTCTTGATAGATGCTTTCAGAGTAAGTGTTGTTTCTCATTTTTCTCTCCTTTCTCTCGCTTTTTTATTGCGATGCTCTCTTGCCATATCATTTTCTATTCTAAAATCCTCCTCAACAATCCTCTCTTTTAATTGTTGATCGTCAAGGTTAGTTTGATTTTTGATTAGTTTAATATGTTTTGGTTGTATTACTATAAATTGATATTTATGAAACTTTTCATCAGTTAAGACGTATTCATAATCAGGTGCAAAATAATGCACAACATTATTTATAGTTTGAGCATAAAGTGTTGACATAACTCTCTCCTTAAAAATTAAACATTGCTTTTTCTTCATCCGTGCCGTACCAATAAATAGCTTTGGTAAGTCTATAGAGAAGTCCTTGCCCGGATAAAGGCGTTTGAGTTCTGAGATTGTATTGCTCTTTCCTCAAATCATAGAAGGTAATGTTGTTGTCGCGAAAACGATCCAGGCATTGTTTAAGAACTTGTTTATTGGTTCTTTGTGGCTTACCCATACAATTCGCCAATATGTTATTCTGATTTGAACAAGCCTGCCCAAAAATATCTAATGAATCATATTTAAGTGGCCCAAACAATCTCATTGATTGAAATAATGGATTTATGTTTTGCATATCTTTCTTTATTTCTTTATCGTCATCTGGCTTGCGCTTAATCCTTTTTATCTTGATATTGCCAACAGGGACAATTTCTTGCTCCTTTTGATTTGGTTTGATTACGCGCTTTTTCTCTTGGAGGTCTAAAACTTTCTCCTTGAGTGATGGTATGTCAGAAATATATCTATCAGCAAAAGAAATGTCATTACCTGCTTTAACAGCCTTTGTTTCTTTCGCTATCTCATTATTTGCTTGTTTACTAAGAGCTTTGATTTTATCTTGTAAAATCTTGTTATTAGTTTCAAGCTCATTTATATATGCCTCTTGCATCCTTATCTGTCTATCTTTATCTGTCACGATTCTCTCCTTATGGTTATGTCAGCATTTATGCCGACGCTGTTATATTGTTCCAGGAGTCTAAATTTTTTGTCCTGGGCCTCTAATTCACTTCTAAATTTCATGGCTGGAAAAGAGCCTTGATCCTCAAGAGTAACTATTAATTCATACATGTTTTCACCTTTTGGTTTAAGTAAAGCATAATTGCACTACACATAATTACATTATAGTACGATTTTTACGAAAAAGGGAAAATAAATACGGGATAAAATGTATTTTGACATTTATAATTCTTTACATGACAGAACAAAAGAAATCTAAAGCCGGGAGAAAAAGGATTAAATTTGACGATGAAACGTTGGAAAAGATAGAACAATGGGCCGGAAAGGGACTGTCAGAATTACAAATTTCACATTTACTAAATTGCTCATTGTCAACAATAGCAAGGAATAAACGTAATAATGACAAATTTGATACTGCTTTAAAAAGAGGAAGAGCGAGAGCAGTCGCCGATGTTTCGTCAAAACTTTACGAAAATGCGCTAGAAGGCAAGGAAACTTCGGCCATTTTCTTTCTAAAAAACAGAGATCCGCAGAATTGGAGCGACAGACAAGAGGTAAATCACAATATAAATCTAAAAGAAATCATGCTTGCTAGTAAAAACAGGGTGATTGATGGTGAAATAGTACAAAATGATGCTGATTCGCAACGACTCCCTATAAAGGAGTTGCTTCCAGGCAAAAAAAGTGAGGAAAAATGACAAAATATCATATTTTTTACCCCCCAAGCTGTTTTCTAGGCGGCCGGCAATAGCAAAAGAACAGGTTAACTAAATTTTTTTATGAAATTTAACAGAAAAGCATTTGTAGAATCAGTAACAGACACAATACTAGGAGCTGCATTTAATTTTCCAATATCCTGGGCCACCCTAGCCATTCTTTTGGTTTTTACAACAGACGCGCTTTTTATTTCTATTATTCAGCTTACGATTTTGACTATAGCTGCGATTATTAGGAGATATTGCACCAGGGTATATTTTGAAAAAAGGAACAATAAACAAACTATAGAAGAAATGGCGAGGAAAAAATGAAATATAGTCCGCAACAAGAAAAAGAATTGATGACCGAGATATGGTCGCCAATGATAAAAGACAATCCATATAACTTTGTTAAGTATTGTTTTCCTTGGGGACAAAAAGATACCCCCCTAGAGGACTTTTCAGGCCCAAGAGCATGGCAAGAAAAAATTTTGAAAGAAATTACAACGCACATACAAAGAAATGAGCGTTTACCTTCCCCGGAAATGTTTCGTTTAGCTGTTGCGTCAGGTAGGGGTATAGGAAAATCTGCTTTAGTTGCCTGGCTAATTTTATGGATGCTATCAACTCGCCTGGGATGCACAATTATTGTAACCGCCAACACAGAACAACAGTTGCGCTCAAGAACTTGGGCCGAGCTAGGTAAATGGCTTACCTTGGCTATAAATTCACATTGGTTTGCAAAAACAGCTACGGCAATAAAACCAAACGCCTGGTTTGAAGAGGCACTTACTAGAGATTTAAAAATAGACACCGGGTACTATTACGCGCAAGCGCAACTATGGAGTGAAGAGAATCCAGACGCTTTTGCCGGGATTCACTCTAATTATGGAGTTTGTTTGATAATGGATGAGGCCTCAGGTATTCCGCAACAGATCTACAGCGTTTCCGAAGGTTTCTTTACTGAGCCTACTTCTGATCGTTATTGGTTCTGTTTTTCAAACCCAAGAAGAAACACCGGGCCTTTTTATGATTGTTTTCACGCTAACAGAGCTTTTTGGAAGAACAAACAAATTGATTCCAGGACGGTTGAAGATACTGATAAAGAACTATTTCAACGTATGCTTGAACAATACGGGGAGGACTCTACTGTTGCCAGGGTTGAGGTGATGGGAGAGTTCCCCCGTGCTGACGATGATGCAGTAATTCCTATGGAGTTAGTGCGCGCAGCAATAAATAGGGATGTCTCTCTGACGGCGAGCGAGCCAATAATATGGGGCTTAGACGTTGCCAGGTACGGCGGAGATAGTTCCGCGCTATGCGTCCGTCAGGGTAATACTGTTTTTGAAATAAAAACTTTTGGCTCTATGGATCTTATGCAACTCTGCGGAATCATTAAAAATCGTTACGACGAGACTACCGCTCTGGATAGACCCTCAGAAATATTAGTTGATGTTATTGGTTTAGGAGCTGGGGTAGTTGACAGATTGTCAGAACAAAATCTGCCCGCGCGCGGAATCAATGTTGCCGAGGCCCCGGCGACTTCTAAAAACTATTTGAACTTGCGCGCCGAGTTATGGTTCAAAGTAAAAGAATGGTTAGCTGGCCGCGACTGTTGTTTGCCAGACGACGATGAATTAGTGGCTGAGTTAGCATCCCCTGTTTATAAATATACTTCCTCCGGAAAAATTAAGATTGAATCCAAAGAAGAAATGAAAAAACGCGGTATCAAATCCCCGGACAAAGCCGATGCCCTGGCGCTAACGATGGCAAGTAGCGCGGTAAGTTTTGGTGGTAGTCAGAGCTTTATGGGGTATAATTTTCGCAAACCTTTAAAATCAAGGATCATTCGGGTTGGTTAGAATATGGCAGAAGAAAAAGAAATCTTAGAAGAGAAAGAACAAGAAACTCGTATGCGCGATTTGTCCCGCGTCCTAAAATCGGAAATGGACGACGCCAGGGATTTTATTCAACAAGTAGGTGAAGAACGCGCCGAGTCCACAGAATACTATTTAGGTAACGAGCCAGAACCGACTAGCACTTTGCAGTCATACTATGTTTCTACCGATGTGCGCGATACGGTGCTGTTTATGTTGCCGTCTATCATGCGTACTTTTTTTGGCACAAAGAAAATAGTTGAGTTTGTACCTAACGGGCCAGAGGATGTGCAGCTCGCCGAACAACAAACAAATTATGTAAATTATATTGTCCAGGAAAAGAACCCTGGCTTTTCTATTTTGTACGATGTGTTTAAAGACGCTTTGGTTAGAAAGACCGGGTTTGTCAAAGCCTATTGGGATGACACAACCAGCGCAAAGACTCACAGTTATTCGGGTATAACGCCAGAACAATACCAGGCTTTAATTTTAGATCCGAATGTTGAAATCATAGAAGAGTCTGCCGAAATGCAAAGCGTTACGGTTATGAACCCGGAGACTATGGAAGAGATAACTCAAGAGACTCCGGTTAGTTATGATTTGACGATTAGAAGAATTATTCCGAAAAACCAGGTATCGATAGAATCTATCCCGCCAGAAGAAGTCTTGATAGCTCGCCACGCTCGCTCGTTAGAGGAATCAAGTTATGTGGCCCACCGTATGCTGAAGTCTGTTTCTGATTTAGTTGCTATGGGTTACGACAAGGCAGAAGTTGAGCAATATGCCGGGGCCGGCGCAAGTTATTTAGACTCTGATGCTTACGAAGAGCAAGAAGCCAGAAACCCGTTTGACAATATGGTTTTTCCAAATCGCCAGGACGATGGTGGCAAAGATTTACTCTACGTTGAGCATTATGTTTTTTATGACTTAGACGAAGATGGTATCGACGAAAGAATAAGAGTTTGTACTATTGGTGAAGGCTTACACGTTATCAATGTAGAACAATGGGACGAGCTGCCGATCGTTATGTTTTGTCCAGATCCAGAACCGCACACGGCTATTGGTTCTTGTCCAACAGATTACGTCAAACCTATCCAGGCCGCAAAATCACAAATTATGCGCGACACTCTGGATTCGCTTGGTCATTCAATCTTTCCAAGAATGGGTATTGTTGAAGGCCAGGTAAACATAGACGATGTTTTAAATACTGATATTGGCCAGCCGATTAGAATGAGAGCGCCAGGTATGGTGCAACCATTCAACATACCTTTCTCAGGGAAAGAGGCTTTTCCGATACTAAATTATTTAGACGAAGCCAAAGAAAATAGAACCGGAGTATCTAAGGCCGCAGCTGGATTAAACGCGGATGCTTTGCAAAGTTCTACCAGGGCCGCAGTCAACGCCT